TTTTAAAGATTTCACACCAACATTATCAGATACAACTAATCTTTCTAAAATTATTTCTGTATTATTATCTGATTCTGCCTCGGTTGTGTTTGTAGTTGATTCTGCTGTATATCCTGGAGGAGTATTGTCAGTAATTCTTATAGTTTGCTGGTATTCCGTAATATTACCAGCATAATCTGTTATTCGCCAGTCAATATAAAAATCTTCATGTTTAACTGTGTCACTTAAATTTGCAGGAGTTAATACATAACCACCAATACGTGTACTATCATCACCAGTAACTCCATTAGGCCAGTCTGCATTAGGCCAGTCTGACCAAGAAGTGGCTGTTTCTTTCTTATATTTTAAAGATTTCACACCAACATTATCAGATACAACTAATCTATATAAAATTATTTCTGTATCATTATCTGATTCTGCCTCGGTTGTGTTTGTAGTTGATTCTGCTGTATATCCTGGAGGAGTATTGTCAGTAATTCTTATAGTTTGCTTGTATTCCGTAATATTACCAGCATAATCTGTTATTCGCCAGTCAATATAAAAATCTTCATGTTTAACTGTGTCACTTAAATTTGCAGGAGTTAATGCATAACCACCAATACGTGTACTTTCATCACCAGTAACTCCATTAGGCCAGTCTGAATTAGGCCAGTCTGACCAAGAAGTGGCTGTTTCTTTCTTATATTTTAAAGATTTCACACCAACATTATCAGATACAACTAATCTAGATAAAATTATTTCTGTATTATTATCTGATTCTGCCTCGGTTGTGTTTGTAGTTGATTCTGCTGTATATCCTGGAGCAGTATCATCAGTAATTCGGACTTCTTGTTTTTTATAAGAAATATTATTCGCACTATCAGTTGCTTTCCAATAAATATAAAAATTTTCATAATTAGATGTGATTGCAAATATATTTTCACCAGATAATGTAAAATTTACAATAAAAGCTCCTGAAATATCGGTACCTGTATTTGGATCGGCAGCAGCAAGTTTAGAATCACTATCAAAATTGTCGCCATTGGAATCATCCCAAGTATAATTAAATATTTTGTAATCCAATTTAATGTTACCTTCACTTTGAAATCCAAATGCATTACTTAAATTGTCAGTTAAATCTGGTAAAGGTATAGTTAATTGTTTAATATTGCTATCACTTTCTGCATATCCACTAACATCATATACAGTTAGATCTGGGGCAGTATTATCAGTAATTATGACGTCTTGTACTGTATAAGAAAAATTACCAGCACTATCAGTTGCTTTCCAATAAATATAAAAACTTTCATATTTAGGATCACTTGTATCGCCTTCTGCAATCTTAGCCTGACGAATAGTATGTATATTTGCAGCTGATAATGTAAAATTTACATAAAAAGCTCCAGAAATATCTACACCTGATTGTGAATTCACATTTGCATCCTTATTTTCGGATGGATTCCAACCATTGTCTTCAATCCAAGTATGATCGAATATTTTGTAATCCAATTTAATTTTACCATCACTTCGAGATCCAAATGCAGTATTTAAATTATTATTTGTGACTATTGTTGGTAAAACTATGTTGACTTCCGTGACGATATTATCGCTTGCTGCGGTAGGACTTATGGTAGAAACAGTTAGAGTTGGGGCAGTATTATCAGTAATTCGGACTTCTTGTTTTTTATAAGAAATATTATTCGCACTATCAGTTGCTTTCCAATAAATATAAAAATTTTCATAATTAGATTTAATTGCAAATATATTTTCACCAGATAATGTAAAATCTACATAAAAAGCTCCTGAAATATCTGTACCTTCATGTAAATTCACATTTGCATACTTATTTGTTTCTTCCCAACCATCAGATTCAATCCAACTATAATCGAATATTCTGTAATCCAATTTAATGTTACCGTCACTTTGAAGTCCAAATTCAGTACTCAAATTATCAGTTAAGTCTGGCAATATTATCTCTAATGTGTTAACATAGTTATTACTTGCGGCAGATACACTTATGTGGTCAACAGTTAGAGTCGGGACTGTAACATCTTTAATTTGAACTAATTGCTCTGTTACATAAGAATTATCTGCATTATCAGTTGCTTTCCAAGCAATATAAAAATTTTCATATTTAGGATCACTTGTATCGTCTTCTGCAATCTTAGCCTCACGAATAGTATGTATATTTGCAGCTGATAATACAAACTTAATATTTAATGGTGATGTTATGTTTGTACCGACGCTTTTATTATCAGAAATATTAGCAAGCTTATCATCTGATTCCCAACCAAAAGCACTACTCCAAGTATGATCAAATATTTTATATTCTAATCTAATTGTACCGCCAGTACCATCACCTAATCCATTACTTACATTATCACTTATTCTTGGCAAAGCTATAGATATTTGTGTTTTACGTTGTCCCTCTAACACAGATTGGCTGTTAGCATCCTCATAAATAGCACCACTAGTATCAATCTGCGGCGTAGTTGTATCATATATTCTTATAGTAGTAGTAGCAGTATTTTCATTATCATTACCCGCAGCATCTACACATGACCAATTAATTTCACATTCTTGATGGATATTACCAGAACTATCTGGCTCAAAATAAGCACTATTTAATTTAAATTTTAAAACAAGACTACTACTAGCAGTAACAGAACCAGTATCAGGCAACGAACCACTTACATCTGCTAACCGATTAGCAGGGGTTAATACATAATCAAAATTAGTAATTTCTCCATCAACATTATCAAATGCTTTTGGTTTATCAATAGTAAGATACACAGTGTCTTTATCTATATGTCCCACGTGTTCGGGATGTGAAGAACTAGTATCTGCTCTTAAAGATGCATACCATTCACTAGGATTTTCTGGGTCTGCAGCACCCTGGATCGCGATTGCCTCATCATCGTCGGGTCCAACAATAATTGGACCATATTCATCTTTTATTTTAATTGTTGTTATTGCCTCGTTTGCTTCAGTATTATTATCATTATCTTTACAATGCCAATCAATAGTATATTTTTGGTATTTTGATTCGCCAGAGCTATCTGGTCCTTCTAGATTAGAAGTAATTACAGTAAACTCGATTTGTGGATTACTAGATATTTCATTTGAACTAGAAATAGATTGAGGGTTTGCCTGTCCACCACTTATGTCATAACTAAATTTAGTAATCTCTCCCCAAACAGCATCATAAGCAGTTGGTAAAGTTATTTCTTCACTAATTTTATTTGTATAACTGGTTAATGAAAAGTTATGACTATTATCCCAATCATCATAAGACCAATCATCACTAGTAGCACCAAACAAAGGTCCAAAATTATCATTTACAATTATTGTAGTTTCTCCAGCATTTTGTTCAACATTATTTTTGGAATCTATTGCTTTCCAAGTTGTAATTGTTGTTCCATGACCCCAATTATGATTAAATGTTTGAATCCCACCAGGTAAAGTATTTAATTTAACAAAATCATCATCCGCATTCACAACATTATCTGAAACAGAATCATTGCCACTAGAATCGATTGACACGTTTTTAGTTCTTTTATATTCTAAATTATTTAACCAACTATCTGCAGCATCATATACTCGTGGTACTTCAATTCTACCATCATTATATATGTTAGTATGACTAGTTATAGCAAAAATATTTTGTTTAGTCCAATCAATATCTTTGTTATCATAAGAAGGTCCAAAACCATCAAGAACATTTATAGTCGAAACACCAGTATTAAAATTTAGATTATTCGAATTGTCAATAGCTTTCCATTCTATTATTGTATTACCTAAATAATAATCAAGATTTAATGTTTTTGAACCACTTGAATCAGTAGTCACTTCAACATAATCTGTGTAACCCAATTCATTTACATTTTTCCTATAAAATATTTTATTTAACCAACCATCAACTGCATCATATGCAGACGGTATTGGAATTGAACCATTGTAAATATTATTGTCTTCATCTATTGTAAAATCTGTATTATATGTATAATTAGATTCTAAATTATTAAAAATTGGTCCAAAAGCATCATATACATTAATATTTACTTGAGCACTAGTTTCATTATCATATTCATCGTATACTTTCCAAGTTAAAATTGTGTTACCAATGTTGAAATTTTGAGTCAATTCTTGTTCTATATTTGTCCAACTTGCATCAGATTCATAAAATCCAGCTCCAGATACATCTAACACACTATATTTCATTGCTTGTGGTTCACTAATAGAAGGACTGTTAATATTTTCTATTAATGCAAAATTATTTGCAACATTTGTTGTATATGCTGTATATGTATTTATTGCAAAATAAATAAAAATATTTGTTTCTGGTTCTGGTTCTGGCTCTGGTTCAGGCTCTGGTTCTGGCTCTGGTTGTGGCTCTGGTTCAGGCTCTGGTTCTGGTTGGGGTTCTGGTTCTGGTTCTGGTTCTGGTGGAGGAATTGCTAATATATCCCAAACATTTATCGGAACACGAGAAATATCATTGCTATATGCAAAACTAAAATAACCATTCGGATAATTTTCTGAAAATTCTAATACAGGTCCCCATGCAAATTCAATAGAACTTTGAACAACAAATCTCTTTTTGCCTTGTGAAATATGAGCTAAATGAAATTTATTAAAATCATCGTTATCATCATTATAATTTAATCTTATTAGTTCAAAACTATAATGATTAATATCTAAATTATCATAATTTATTCTAATAAAATCATTGTCGTCGTCCAAATCATCACACCAATACTTATTCAAATTATTATTATCACCAAAATATGATTTAACTGTTTTGATTCCAATATAAACATCATTTATAGTAAAAATTTCATATTCATCTTCAACAATTTTTAAAGCTTCTAAACTAACTATCCCATTTTCACCATAATTATAAATACTATAATCTTTTACAAAATTTCCGCTTTCATCTATTTTGTTCCAATAAATTACTACATTATCAATAACAACTATTTCTGGTTCTGGTTCTGGTTCAGGTTCTGGTTCTGGTTCTGGAGATGGCTCTGGATTTGGTTCTGGTTCTGGTTCAGGTTGTGGTTCTGGTTCAGGCTCAGGTTCTGGTTCTGGTTGTGGCTCTGGCTCTGGTTCTGGTTCAGGCTCAGGTTCTGGTGCCGGTTCTGGTTCTGGTTGTGGCTCTGGTTGTGGCTCTGGTTCTGGTTGTGGCTCTGGTTCTGGCGATCGCTCGGGTTCTGGTTCTGGTTCTGGTTCAGGCTGTGGCTCTGGTTGTGGCTCTGGTTCTGGTTCTGGTTCTGGCTCTGGTTCTGGCTCTGGTTCTGGTTCTGGATATAAAAATCCAGGACTATAATTATAAAAATATACAGGACGAAATGAAAAATCATCATTAACTCCGTTTGGATCCGATACTACTAGATTATTATTACTTAAAGCAATATTTGTTCCAAAACTATTGCTTGAATTATTTCCTATAAAATATTTTTCATTTACTAAAACATTTCCACTAATCTCATATAAATAAATTGCACCAGCATTTGCTCGAGCACCTTCATCAAAATTAGAATTAGGAGCACCAATTACTATAAAATTATTATTTATAATAACACTATAACCAAATAAAGAGTTATTATCTAAATGTATAGTATGAGTGTTTGACCAATGAATAAGATTTGAATATGATACTAAATTAAAAATTTCTATTCTATCCTGCCCATAAGATCCAACTATTAAATTCGTTTCATATAATGATAAAGAAAAACCAAAAAAACTATTTTCCTTTGAAAATAAACTTCCCAAAGTATATTCTAAAATCCACGATAAAGTATCATTATAACGATAAATATATACCGTTCCTTTTGAATTATTAGACCTTGGAGCACCAACTACAATCAAATCATCATAAATGTTTATACAAGATCCAAAAGAATCATCACTATAATTAGATATAAGTGTTGATTCTAAATTAACATTATTATAATCATCAATATTATAAACATATACAAAACCACTTCTGTCATTGCCATCATTATTTATTGCACTAACAACAATATTATTCTTGTGAATTGCAATTGAATGTCCAAAATAATCATATTCTTTTTGAGATGGATTAGTTATTCTTTTTGTGTGAATCCAATTTCCAGAATTATTCTTTTCAAAAATATAAATAGAACCTGCTTTTTGTAAATCATCATAAGATTCATAAGGTGCAGATATTACAACATGTGTATCAAATATAGCAACAGAATTGCCAAACAAAGACTCGTTTGTATTGCTATTATCTGATACAAGTGTGGCTATTGGAACCGATAGTTCATTAAAATCGTAAATATATGCAATACCTCGATTATTATTAAAATTTGGTGATCCAATCAATACAGTATTATTGTCAATTGCTACATTAGAACCAAATCTATCATTATAACCACCAATAATGACATCTATTTCCTTCCATGAATATGGTTCTTTTTCTGCAGAATTTGAATTATAAAATACTTTTCTGCTTTGACTTGACATGTATTATTAATATCACTTATTTTGATTCTCAAGATTCTTTGTCCATTAAATCTTCTAAATCATATAAAAGTAATTGAGAAGATGTTGAAAGTTTGATTTTTTTTATTTTATTATAAATTTTAGTTGGAATTAATCCACTTTCACCTTGTTTACAAAATGTTATAAATGAATTTATAACCAAAGGTGCTTTATCTTCTAATTCATCTGAATAATATTTGTAAATAGAATTACTATCTTTTTTTATATATATAAACCATTTTGCTAAAAATAAACCAACAGTTTTTAACTCATTAGATGTTGACGTTTCAGTATTCAAAGACAATAGTTTTGTTACTAATTTATTTTGATATTCTTCTGGTATAATTTTAAACATTTCAATATAAATATCTGTATACAAATGCTGTCTGCATATTACATCTAAAAAAACAGAATTGCATTCATCATTCCATTTAGTTACAAAATTCTCAAATTTAATTAAAATATTATTCTTGTTAGAATTTGAAATTATATTGAATATACTTAGTAAATTTGATTTATCAGATTGTTTATTATTTTTAATTTTACTAACAGTTATACATATTTTGTCTATTAAATCAGTTATATCTGAAGATGGATAAGATGAATTAATATATGCCTCTCTTATTTCACATATATTCATCTTATTAATATTAGTCTAATAAAAGATATGAAACATTTATATGCAATTATTGTTGTATAAATACTGTTTTCTGATATTCTGGATGAATCCAGGCTTTATCACAATTACAACATAAATAAATGTATTTCATTTTAGACTCATCATATCTAATATAAATAATGTCAGATTTTGCATTAGAACCTTCTTGATTTGTAATGCAATCTTGATTTGCACATTGCATATTATTTAAATGTGGCAATGTAGGATCATGTTTAGTATATTTATTCACATACATTTCATAATAAATATCAACATTTCCTCCATAATTTTTCTGATATACGCAAGTATTTACTGTATCGTCACACGGAAATTCTTTTTTACACGAACGGCAAATATATTGAATATCATCATTTGATTTTGATTTTGACAAAACTAATAAATTTTCACAAATGTCGCAAAACTTCATTATGCTTTATTTAATAAATTAAATATTAGTTAATCATTTTTTTACATATTTTTAAAATGTTAGGTAATCTGAATTGAACTAATAATATTTTTAAAGTTAATAAGATGAAAAAAGATAAAATAATTTGGGCACCATTGTCTTCAAAAAATTTTAGCAAAGTAACAGATGCAGCATTAGAACAACATGCTGAAAGTGAACATGATTCAGAAGACAAAATTAAATTATTAAAACATCAAAAAATAGTTAAATCATACATTAGTCCTGACACACCATTTCGAGGGGTTTTGCTTTATCATGGACTTGGATCTGGAAAAACATGTTCTGCAATTTCAATATCAGAAGGTCTAAAACATGACAGAAAAACTGTTGTATTTTTACCAGGTTCATTAAAAGATAATTTCATTCATGAATTAGAAAAATGTGCAAACAAAATATATATTGCACCAAGACGCCATTGGGTATTTAAGAAATATAATGATACAACAAAAGATGAATTAAATAAAATTATACCAAAAGCTATTTTAGAAGATTTAGGTGGTGGATGGGTTGCAGATTCTACAAAATCAACTAATTATTCTAAATTAAGTAAAAAATTCCAAAAACAAATAAAAGAACAAATCAAACATAAAATTGATGAACAATATTCACTAATACACTATAATGGAGTTAATAAAGAACATTTAGAAAAAATGAAAAAAGACAGAATTTTGGATGACTCTCTTGTTATAGTCGACGAAGCACACAATATTATATCGATGATGACAAACTATATCAATGACCCAACAAATATGAATTCACATATTCGTGGTAGATTATTGTATGAACTGTTTATGGATGCACAAAATGCAAGATTTATATTTTTATCCGGAACACCTGTTATGAATCATCCTATTGAATTCTCCGTATTATTCAATATTTTGAAAGGTAAAACTTCTATTTTTAAATATACAATTTCATACAAAGATGAAAATAATATTTCGATTCTAAAAGATTATCTAAAAAAATTTCCATATCAAGAATTTATAAATTTTAATGATTATTCAAAAGATAAAATCAATATTGAATTATGTAACACAACTTATGGATTCAAAATCAAAGACAATGAAATATTAAAAGATAAACAAGCACCAAAAAATTGTTTACAATGGATTAAAAAATTCAAAAATTACATTACAAGTTCTCCAACTAATGCTTCAATTGAATATTCAGAAATTGATGAGGAAATATTATTTCCAACAAACGAAGATTTTCATAAATCATTTATAAAAGGAGTTAATATTATTAACAAAGATTTATTTATGAGAAGAATTGCAGGAATGGTATCGTATTACGGAGATATGAAAAATAAATCAAATGCATTTCCAAAAATGATTTATAATCCAATAGATAAATTAGAAATGACAAAAACTCAATATATTCAATATGAAAAAGAAAGAATTAAAGAAATAATAATCGACGCAAATAATAGAAAAACAAAATCTATATTTGAAGATGATGGTAAAAATACTAATACATATAGAGCTCGCTCTGCAGCATTATGTAATTTTGTATATCCATCATCAATAGACAATGACGAAAAAATAACAAAAAATAATAAAGAAGAATTATTACAACAATTAGAAAATAAATTTGATACATACTTGTTTTCTATAAAAGATGATAAAAATGCAGAAACAGCGTGTTTGGAATTATCGCCAAAATATATGCTAATAAAAGATAGAATAGAAAAATGCGAAGGTACTTCAGTTGTATATAGTCATCTTAAAAATAGAGAAGGCATAAATTCTATGTTTAGTATATTGAAACGATTTGAATGGAAACCATTTAACGTGAAATATGATGAAAAAACAAAAAAATGGTCATTGGATGGTTATGTACCTTATAAATCATATGTTTTATACGGAACAAAAGATGACAAAAATAGAGAATTAATAAGAAAAATATTTAATAGCGAATTTGATGATTTACCATCTGATTTGAAAAACATTTTACCATTTAAAAATAATTATGACGGAAAAATAATTAAATCATTTTTTATAACCGCATCAGGCGCAGAAGGAATTACACTCAAAAATGCGCGACAAATACATGTCGTTGAACATCATTGGTCAGAAATACGAATAGATCAAGTTATTGGTAGAGTTGAAAGAATGAATTCTCATGTTGCATTACCAGTTGAAAAAAGAAATGTTACCGTATATAAATATGCAACAATATTTGGAAAAAATCTATTAAAACATATTGAGTCAGATAAAAAACTTAAAGCTTCTTTTGAAACAATTAGTGCAAGTGACGATTTCAAAACATCAGATGAAGTAATTATAGAAACTGCTAACAGAAAAAAAACAATTAATGAAAAATTCTTAGATTGCTTGAAATCAGCATCTATTGATTGTTATTTACATAAACCAATTAGTTGCTATGAATTTGAAAATAATTCTTATCATCCAGTATTTGAAAAACATTTAGAAAATAGTATTATAAATAAAACTCCAGAAATTAAACTTAAATTAATCACTATTCCAGAAAAAAAATGGATTCCTAAAAGATTTCATAATAACGAATATTTACTAAATCCAAAAAATCATAAATTATATGATAAAGATAGTGTCACATTAGGAAGACCTACACAAATTGCAACTTATGATAAAAGTAAAAAATTATTTAGTATTTTCAGAAAATAAATGCTTCTTTATTGTTTATAAATAATGTATAATAACGAATTATCAAAAGAACAACTCATGAAATATTTAATAAAACGCAATATTAATTATCAAAAAGACGCATCTTACAATTTGAAAAATATTGAAAATAATATAAAATTTCAAAACCCACATTGGAATAATACATTTGTTAAAAACTATATTATAAGTAGATATCCTGATTATTGGTTTTATAATGAAAAATTACAAAAATCATATCATAATCTTACTATCGAAATGCGCTATAAATATAGGCTATATATGGTATTACAAAATCATATTCCATTGGATGTAATTAGATACACAGAACAATTTTTAAAAAATAATTATTAAACACAATATTCAAAAAAATGAACACATATAAACAGTTAAATAATTAAGGTATAATAAAAATGACCAAAACAATTATTAAGAAAACCGCAATTTGCTTGAAAACCACTGGTACTGCTTCAGAATTCTTGATGGATTCAATTGAAAATATTAATAAAGAACTATCAATATCAAATATTCCTAAAAGTTATAAACGTTCGAAAGGGAATGGTAAATTAATTAAAGTTCACGATTTTGAATTTAATAACAAAATGGCAGGAATTTATGCTTGGAGTGATGGAGAAGCGGGTTGGGAAAATAAAAACGAATTGCCACCCCCAATAGCAGAAGATTTGTATTTTGGTAATATATATGTTATCGGACACAATGATAATAAGCAAGTCGATATTTCCATGGATGAATATAAATCATTGTTGAATAAATATTTTGGAGGATTTGAAGATCTTGGTTCTGATGATTCATGGTCTTCCGAAGAAGAAGTTGATGATGATGATAGTATTCATGATTTTATTGTAAATGATGACGAAGAAGAATATGAATCTGAATCTGAATCAGAATCTGATGATGAATAATTTTAATTCATAACAGGATGTTTGTCTCTTTGCCATCTAACTCTATTATATGGTACTACAACAAGATCATCAATTGGTTCTTCCTTTTTTTCTTCATACACAATTTCTTTTTGTTTTGGTAATTCAGGATGAATAAAATCTGATTCAGGTTCTTTTGGACGAACACCATAACAATTAACACCAAATTTCATATTTTTATCAAATTTCCCACCATTAACTCCATAATGACCACACATATTTCTATCTTTTTCATCTTGTGCATTTTGAATACTTTCCCAAGTACTTTTTTGAGTAGGATACAACGCTAATTGATCTTTTGACCAACCATAATTACACCATTCACCACCATGCTGATAAGCATGCAATATTTGATCATAAGTTGCTAATTCAGAATTATATTGTGAACATACTTTTTCAGCTTTATCATATTCTACACGATTTCCGGCTACATGAAATACTTCTTTATTTGAATGAACATTTACTTGACTAAGAGGAGTTGCAGAATGTGGATCATCAAAACTTGGTTCATTTTCAACCAATGGTGCAACAGGAGTTCCTAGAATATTAGTTATTTGTTCTTTGTAATAATATACAACAAATCCAATACAAATAAATATAAGACTAATAATCAACCAATCTAATAGATTTTCCATTAAGTGATATAATATTTTTATTATGATATTCTACCTGTAGAAGGATTCATGTTAGAAGCAACATTATTTACAGCATTTATTGGTGAGGCAGCATCCGCTGCATTTGCTATACTATTGTTTATTTGTGCTGTTACATTTGCGGTCGCTGCATCTAACTGGCTATTCAACATATTCGTTGCTTTTCCCTCTATTATTGATTTAACACATTCTTGTAATTGATTTATTGCAGATGGATTCAAAATTGTTCCCAATATTGGTTTAATTTTCATATAAAATACAACTGCAAATGAAACAATAAAAGATATATAAATTAATGTTGTCCAATAAAGAAGAGTCCATGTAGGATGCATGCCGCCCTGAATAAACATTGATGATAATGCTTTAAAACATACAGGCACGACTATAAATCCAATTGTAATTCCAAGAGCAATTGGTGGAGACATTAGCATAAATGGATTTACCATTAGAATTCCGCATATTATGCAACCAAAGAAGGCGAAGGAAAATGCACCCAAAAAATCGAACCATTTAACAAATGACGCAGTCCAAGAACCGACTGCACACTTTGCCATTATTATACTTAACCAACAAATTTAGAATTAAAAGTTTTTTCATATTTTTATTCCTAAATATTTTCTAATTTTAGCTAATTGTTGGCTGTTTGGTTCTATTTTGCCATTTTCTAATTTAATATAATCATTCACTTTCATATGAATTAACTGAGCAAATTCATGAACAGTATAATTATTATTTGATCGAGCGTTGCTGATTTTTCTATGAACTGGCATTACAAAAGATTCATTTTGATTAGATTCGTTTTTATCACTTTTCTTAATTATTACTGGTTCCCAATCTTGATTAAAGTCTTCAAAATTTTCATCCCAATAACTTGGCATCAATTTATTATTAAATATATTAAACACTTTACACTTTATTTATAATGCTGATGCACCATTTTTAATGTAAAATTTATTTAAACCACTTATTTCAAATAAAATATGTAGTAAAAATCCAGTTAAAAACAAAGTAACTTCCATTATATGATATTTATTGTAATTTGCACATTCAATCGGTAATTCTGGTTTAATATAATATTTACCAACTAAAAATCCAACAACATTACCAACCAATATTAAACTTATTCCAACAAATATAGCTTCTATTAATAGTTGTGATAAATAACTCATTATTACCTTATTAAACATATAAAAATGAATCAATATTTATTAATTAAGAATAAAGCAGATAAAGTAAATTGTTAAAGTTTAAGATGAATTATACTACTATTAATGAAAATATTAATATTAGCACTCTTGTGTATATGCTAGAAACAAATATTAAAATTGATCCAAATAAATTAGATGAACTATATGAAAAAATTGAACCAATTTCTTACGATAATCCAATCAATGGAATTATCAAAATTTCTGTAAGAGGACAAACAAAAGGATTATGTAAAAAACTGGTATTTAGACGATCTCACAACAATACATCCCAAGTAAAAAATTTTAGAAACCAAATCAGTTTCTATATCAGAATCATTGATAATATGAAAGTTAATGTTGAAAAAGTAGAACCAGATTTTTCCGATGGCATATTTCCAAAAGAAGTTTCAAATTTGACGAATTTGCAAAATATTTATCAATACAAAAAAGGTCAAACAGCTTTTCAATTCAAAAAAATTTACGCTTCATTTGATAAAAACAAAACGAAACCAGGAGACAAAATTATTTTGTTCACTTCAGTTACAAGAAAAAATCAAACAAAACAAATCAAATATATTGAACATGAAATTAGTGAAAATGAATATAACGATAATAAATTGCATTTTGAATTTCCAGAAGGCTGTTATGCTCATAGCTTATTCATTTCAACTACTGAAAATATTGATTTGAAACTAAATCTCGATTTTGTAGTTGAAGTCAATATGTTTATGTTTACATCAGGAAAAATCAAAATTGCAGGCTGCACGAAGGAATATCAAATCGACAAATCCATGAAAGTACTAATTGATAGTCTAGATCTTAACAAAGACAAAATGATCGAATTATTCGGTGTCAGCAAAGAAGATTTTGTTATTTCGAATAAAAATCCCGTAATGATCAACAGCGATTTTGCTGGAGATTATGAAATCAAAAGATATGAACTTGATCTTTTAGTTCGACAAAAATACAAAGTTATGTCATCTTTCGAACCATGCACGCACCCTGCAGTGATTATCAAATATTATCACAATTTATGCTTTGAACATAATAATGGTAAATGTTTATGCGATAAATATTTTGGAAATCTAACATTATGTAACGGAAGAGGTAATGGTAATGGTTCTGGTGAATGTAAAACAGTAACTATTCTCGTATTTCAATCAGGAAAAGTCATTCTAACCGGAGCAAGAAAACTAATTCAAGTCGAAGAAGGATACAAATTTATCAAATCTATTTTAGATGAGCATAAACATATTCTAAATCGCATCCCCCCAATAAAAAATGTGACATAAACAAAATTGTGAAAAATATTACGTTAATAATTATGAAATTATCAAATAATACAAAATAATGATATTACACAAAATTAAAAAAGGTATTGTGTTTCATGGTTCTGGTGGATTATTATATTATTATATGGGAATTGCTGAATATATACAAAATAATTATGATTTGACAAATGTAGAGTTTTGTGGTGTATCTGGTGGCTCAATTCCAGCATTTATTTTATCTACTGGTCTTCAAGTTAAAAGGATTTGGGAAACATGTTTTTTAGATTGGTTATCATCAATGAATAAAGAAGAACATTTTCTTTTTTTATCTATTTTTAGTGAAAAATCTCTAAAAAAACTAATAAATAATTTGAAAAATATTTTAAGTGAAAATGAAAAAGATGATTTATTTGAAAAAATTAATCATAGATTGTCTATTAGAATGACAAGAATTGCTTTTTTTGAAATGAAGCAAGAATATATTACAAATTGGACATCAATTGAAGATTTATTGGAATGTATAATTGCATCTTGTTGGATTCCAGGTATATTTGGAAGTTTAACTCGTAATTACAAAGGTAATGAATATATAGATGGCGGATTTCCGAATTCAATAGAAGACAGAGGTGACGAATGGATAAAAATAAAAGTAAATACTTTTCAAAACATTCCAGAAGATATAAAAGTTCTTCTCTTTGCGAGTTCTTTAGATACAATTAATAGTCCAGAAATTGCAGAAAAGCTATATAATCAAGGTTATGCTGATGCTATGAGCAATAGCTCTCATTTTATTGGGCTTCAAAACAAGCACATTCACCAAGCCATTTGCTAATTGGTGGCTGAATCCATTCAAACCGAAAACCTTCAAGTCCTTTTGAAAATATCCAAAATAAATTTATAACTACTTCTCTTGATTCAAATTCTAATTTACTATTATTTGTCAAATTTTCCAAATGATCATCAGAAACTTTGATAATATCAGTTATATTATTTGAAATCACAGGTATAAATATTCTGGTTTCAATTGGAGAACTAATATCAATTCGTGCATAATTATCAGAAACATACGCAAGTTCTCCGAATAGCTGTACACTTTCGTTTTTCGAAGCAATTTTTATCCAATTCAATTCAGATTGTAAACGTTTTTCTTTGAATTTAACAATATTCATTCGAATCAATAGATCCAAATCTGGAACATCATAATTCAGATTCTTTTTTATTGCTAATAATTGACGAATTACTATTTGATCCGCATAGCGACGGATTGGTGATGTGAAGTGCGTGTACAAATCCACACCAATAGATTCGTGATTATTTGAATTGTTTTCATTATATTTTAAATAATATGCTCCACCATTTTTCACTGTTTTTCTCAATAAAGTGTCTTTATTAATTTGACTAACCAAAAATTTTGCTACAGCTTCATTCGCATAAATCATCGATTTTTCAACCAACTCATGTGAATCTTCCGGCAATATTCCAAATAATTTGTGAAAATAGTCAAAAATTTCTTCTTTTTCTTCTGTTAAAGAATCGAATTCGTCGTATGAAAATGCTTTCTTATTAATGATTTTTGTTTTTACTATTTTTGTTTCGTTTATATTCGAAAATATTACCGAAATTGCGCCTTTTTCAATATTCGGTAATAAACTTGCTTCTTTCGTTGAAATATTTTCTGGTAACAGATGATAAATTTTTTCATCTGAATATAATGATGTTGTCATAAATTTTGCACAATTGTCAATATCTGTTGAAACATCAAACATTTCTATTGGATTAGCAATATTCACAATGTATTCAACATTTTCATCAACTTTTCTAATTGAAATCGCATCATCAATATCGAGACATCCTGGTGGATCAATTGAAAATGTCTTTAATTGTGTAAGATCTTCTTCATAATCAATATTTTTTACCAATTCTGTTTTACTAAATTTTCTAAAAACACTTTTCTGATTTCTTGGAATTATATTTTGAGACGATACAATAACATTTTCGTAAATATTTTCATCATTAATATTTCCAATTTTTTCTACAAATATTCCTTGTGGATTTTCTTGTGTTTTTTCCCATTTTTGTATTTCAACTTTTGCATAAATATTCGTGTTAGATTTTAGTTTTGACGCAACAATATATTTAGGATATTGAGAATCTCTTGGTTTAAACGTGTACTTTTTGTAACCTTTAGAATTAATACCCCAACTCGTTTTTGAGTTTAACAACAATATTCCCGTTAAAATTGAACTATTCTTACACAATTCGCCATGTACAATTTCGTCTATATTAACTTCGAATAATTTATAAGACTCTGAAAACGATTTTACTATTTCTGGTGAATTTTCTATATTTTCAATTTTTGATAATTTAAGAGAAGATTCGGGAATTTTTACTTTTTGTTTGTAAACTAACTTACTTTCTTTATCGGAGGATGCATAAATAATAGCATTAATTGAATTTATTGATATATAAACATCTTTTCTTTGATTATAAAGGCATATTATTTCGCCATTTAGAAAATCAGTATCCATAATGCATAAAAACTAACTTCTATTTTAATAGATTTTCTTGATCATTTTTATGTATAAATTATATATTATTACTTAATAAAGAAATGGTATTATCAACATATTCAGAATTAAATAAAATAGAATCAGATGACTATAAAAAAGATATTAATGAAAAAAAAGAAATGAAAGAAACAACATTACCAAAAAACAAAAATTTTGATAATTATCAAGCGCCAAATCCGTTTTTAGACAAAAGTGTTAGATCTTTAATTGATGATTTTGTTTTAACGTGGCATAGAATTATCATGGAATTATTAGAATTTGAAAGATATGACAAACTTAAAGACGATGATCTTGAATTTTGGGAAAAATTATACATTTTTTTAAGAATTATGTCAGATATTTTTTGGAAAGCGGACAGAATATTCTATATCGGAGCAGGATTTTGTGTATTATCATTTTTTGTATTCTTCATTCTCGCTACACAATAGAAAAATAATTCATCTTAAAGACATTTTGCTATTTAAGAATATTATGTTTAGATTACTGAATTTAAGTTTTTTAATTGCATTGACAAATGGTTTTATGTTCAACAAACCAATTTTTATTACTGGAGCAACATCAAAAATAGGTGTTCATGTTATTAATCAACTCGAATATAGGAATGTAAAGACGAAGTGTTTGGTGAGAAATTTAACAAAAGCTGAAAATATTTTTGGAAAACTAAAATATACTGAATTTGTTGAAGGTGATGTTTTAGATTCAGATTTAGTTTCTAAAATGCAAGACTGTAGTTCAGTTATATCTTTGCATGGAATAAATAAATTTAGTAATCCTCTTAAAACACTAAATTTCTTTGATTTACATGGGAAAATAAGTGAAAAAAATCATCCGTATTATGTCAATTATATTTCAATGAAAAATATTATTTATTCATGTAAAAAAAACAATATTAATCGAATTTTAAGAGTCACTGGATTGGCAACCGGATTGCCAGAAAAAACATTTTGGCCAGTTTTGCTCAATTTATTGTTTTCAAATCAGGTTAAGTGGCATGTAGCCGGAGAAAATGAAATTGTCAATTCTGGTTTGACATATACAATTTTGAGACCTGGTGCCATAAGAAACAATAAAAATTTTGATAATTATGAATTGAAGGAAACTGTCATGAACCCGCCAGCATTAATTAGCTATAGCAAAATTGCTGATATAATAATTGACGCAGTTTTTTCTGAAGAAGATTCTACAAATCCTATTAAATTTGAAAATAGTATTTACGCATGTGCCGGCAAATAGATGCTTAAAAATTATTGTGCACATTTTTTAATTTAATTTAATTAAATATTGCAATAGATATAAATGCGAACAATTATTCAAATTGGATCATATTAATAAAAAAAATGAATGCTAAATATTTATAAAAAATTAAAATGGTTAGTAAGTGCTGGAACAAATGGAGAGCACATTGGTACGAAAATGGAAAATACTGTTATAAATCCTTTATTAATGAACAAGAAGCAATAAAATGTGAAAATGAAAATAGAGCAAAAGATAAAGAAAGGAAAAAAAAGGAAAAAGAAAGCAAAACAGGTAAACAAAGAAGAGATGAAGGTTTATTAAAAAGCGGTCATAATTTCGAATGTGAAAGCAAAGCGATACGCAAATTGGTAAAATTATTAGAAAATAATTGGAATATTAAACTCATACGCGACGGAGCTCATAATGATATTGCTATTCAAAGGAAAAATAGTTGTACAAAAAATTTATATTATGGAATCCAAATTAAATCGTGTTCTAAGCAAATAGCAGATGGACCTAATAAAACACCAGTAGCACAATTTAAGCGCATTAACCATTATCCAAATTCTCTTTTGATTTGTATTTGTTTACAACCATTAAAGATTTGGTTCTTTCATGGAAAAGACTTGTTAAATCATGGACTCACATTAAATGAAAGCCAAAAACCTTATTTCAAAAATGCGCTATGTTATGATGAAAAAAAAAGCATTAACAATTTAGAAGCATTTTTAACAAGTTATTTGGAAAAATATGAAACACAAACTCTTGATTATTATAATTTACAATTAAACACAACTATGTTTATAGAAGATTATGCAAATCGTTTATATAAATCTCATAAAAATCTACCTATTAAATCTGTAACAAGAGATTTAAATGAAATTGAAAATTCTTGTGTAGATTATATTGATGCAAATAATTCAAGAATTCAAGAAAAGGTTTGTTGTATTAAAAAAAACAGCACTGGATTTAAAATAAATTTAGCTAAAAATAATGGTAGAGATCTAGAAAGCAAGAAAACTAATGGACCATATAATGAAAATGATTTTGATATATTAAGAGTGCATTTGTTATGTAAAGTTGATGATTTAGGTAAAGTTAGTTTCAAAAGAGAGAATTATAACATAAAATATAATGGAAAAGATTATGATTTAGCCATAAACCATATTAAGTCTTATAAGCTATTTGGGTATTGGGATATTCCAATGCATAAACTAATAAGTGAAAATTATGTTTCAACAAAGAATCAAAAAGGAAAAGTAAATTTATATGTATATTTACCTGAAGAAGTTGCCAATTCCATTAAATATGAATTACCGAAAAAAATTCAAAAAAAAGGTTCTAAAAGAACAACTCCAATTTGGACGAGAGAATATTTTCATAAAATTCACTAATCACAAACCATATTGCAAATCGGCCGCGGACAATTTTCAGGAAATTCATAATCTAAGTTGCATTTTGGCGGATCACACGTAGCCTTACATTTCGGAACTTTTTTTTCGCAGACGTATTTACAAGGTATGCGAGTACACTCATTGAAACATGAGTAACCACATTCCAATTTTTTACAGACGGTCCTGCACGACGGCGCTGGACATTGGATCTTACAGTCATTTAAGGACGGTCTATGCGGCTCACACTCAACTTTACAAACTGGTTTATCGCACACTGGTCTAGATTTTTGTGCGCATTCTTTCGCTTTACATACCCATCTGCACTTCGGATTTTCGCATTCGGTCTCAGTTACACATCTATCATTAGATTTTGAATTTGGTTTTAGAAATTGCTTATCGGAAATAAATCTTCTATCCATTATCTATTAATATAACAAATATTATAAAATAACTTTAAAAAATTGATTTTTAGACTAACATTTGTATAAATATATATAATGATTTCTGCTTTTGATTTAGTATTTCCAGGATTAACATTTTCATTGATTATTGCAACGAGTTTGATATTAAAGGATGGAGATCCTTTTTTGGAAAAATGCGACTAAACTTTAAAATTGTATTTTTGTTATAATGTCTCATATATTTATATATATAATGACTGAAATTATTCTAAATACTAACAATATACAAGATATTAAAAAATATGGTGGCAGTTATAAAAAAACTAGTAAAAAAGGACTTTTTGATGAAGATGTTTACATGAAGAAAAAAAACGGAAAAAAGTTATTTATTTATAAATTAGCAAAAGATTTTTATTGTATTTCACGCCGACGCGGTTCATATTCAATTAATGCATATTTAGAAGCAGAAGATATTGAATCATCAAATGGTTGGATTTTCTATAAAGGTTGGATGAATTGGCAAAAATATGATTCGGTTTCTGCAAAAATACTAAGAGAATCTGAACCAGAGCCACAACCAAAGCCAGAAAGTACAGATGAAGATGACGAAAACAAACCAGCCAATCATGTTGTTGTTTATTCTAAATTTTATAATATTAATGGTGGATATTCACTAAAAGATGGCATTTACTTCAATGCTGAAGATAATATGTATTTATATTATAAATCATGTAAATGGTTCATTTCAAATAATCCAAATTCTTCTCGGTTTTTTATGTGTTCTGATTTTACTGAAGAAAATTCGCCCGAAAATGCAGATTGGACCAAATCAGGTCTAGTTGTTAAGCGTCATCAAGGTACAATTCATGATATATCATTAGAAGAACAAAATGATTTGTTTTGTGATAAGGATTTCGACGCAAATAATGATTCTCTAGGAGAACTCGTTCAACAAGAAGTGTCATGGATTCGAGGTACTAAATTACAACCATCAGATTCATATATGACTCTTTTTCACTATGTTGAGCCAAACGATATTATGCAAGGCGCGCTCGGTGATTGTTGGTTATTAGCTGCATTATCGTCTATTGCGGAATTTCCCAAATATTTTCAAGATAAAATTTTTAAAACAAATAAAATTTCTGAAAATGGAAAATATGACATTTCTTTGTATGATGCATCCATTTCGGATTGGATAACAGTAACTATTGACGATCGTATTCCATGCAATAAAAAAAATAAATGGTTTGAAACACCTAGACCATTATTCGCACAACCTAATGAAAATGAGTTATATATTTTGTTGCTTGAAAAAGCATTTGCAAAGGTTGCTGGATCATATTCTAAATTAAGTGGAGGATATCCTGCTTTAGCTTGGCTTACATTGACTGGATGCGAAGAACTGGAGTTTTGGCACAAAAATAAAAATCTTTGGGAAAAACGCCACATTGCAATTGAAAAAACCAAAAAAGATCCATTTAATTTTCAAAATATGTGGTTATACGGCTCGCATATTAAGAATAATGATAAGGATTTATTCAATTATATGAAAATTTGTGATGAAAACAACTATTTAGTTAGCGGTGCCATTTGTGGTGATGTCATGGAAGCGAGAAGATCAGACGGGTTGGTAGAAAGACATGCATATTCCGTAATTCGTGTATTTGAAAGAGACGATTTAAAATTAGTTCAACTTCGAAATCCATGGGGAAATGACGTGGAATGGAATGGTCAATGGTCAGACCAATGTAAAAATTGGAAAAATATGCCAAAATTAAGAAAGGAATTGGAGCATACTAGAGATGACGATGGGTTATTTTGGATGAGCTGGGAAGACTTTTCGAATATTTTTGATGATATTCAAATTTGTGCTATAAATATGAAGAAAACTTAAGACTCTTGAGCTTCAGCGGCAATTTTTTCTTTTTTAGCAATTTGTTCCGCTGCAGTTTTTTTCTTCATTTCATTTACTTGATTAGAATAAAACAAATCCTTTTGAACTTGATTTGCTTGATAATTTTTCATTAATTCATTTAGTTCTTTTTCCATATATTCTTGATTTTCAATATTATCAGCGTTGGGATCCCATGGAAGCCAATAACCGACTTGACCAACATATACATGAAAAGAACGATCCGATCTTTGTAATGTTTCTGCTCGTTTTGCCGCTTCTTCATATGATGAATATACACCACGTACTTTCAATCCACGAACGGATGTTTTGAAGCCGACTTCTGAATGATAAGCAGAATCTAATTCTTTTTCATTTACTGCAACATAATCATCATATTCAGTTTCAAATGTTTTTGCATTAAAATGCGGACATTTTCCAGATTTTTCAAAATTGTTCAAAAATTTTCTAAGGAAAAATTTTTCTTTTTGAAGAATGACTTTCTCTGGTGAAATAAAAGAAATACAGCAATAATTTTGTCCTGGAATCGCAGAATCAACTTCTAAATAATCAACTTCTTCTTCAGCACCAACAGGAGTTCTGAAATCAGCCATTATATAAGTATATATAACTCAATAATCTTTATATTATGTTTCAAAATAAAGTAAGTATTTTAGGAAGTGGTGGTTTTGGTTCTTCAATTGCTTTAGTTGTTGCTTCACAAGTTGAAGAATTATGTATTTGGTGTCGTCGTTTAGAAATAGCTAATGAAATAAATACAAAAAAGACAAATAATAGTTATATAAAATCAAAATTTCCATCAAATGTCAAAGCTTATACAAATATAAATATAGCAATAAATAAAAGCAACATTATAATTATTGCGATTCCTGGTAATTTTTTAGAAGAAATACTAAAAAAAATTGATTTGAATAATAAAATAGTAATTAGTCTAGTAAAAAGCGTTTTTGTAGACCAAACTGGTGAAATAGTCACAACTTGTGAATTGATTGAAAAATATTTTCAAACAAATGTTATTTGTTTAAGTGGACCAAATTTATATTCATCATTGGATAATAAAGATTTATCAGAAGCAACAATTGGTGTTAATGATTTAGAAACTGGAAATTTAGTAAAAAAATTATTTAATAATGATTTTTTTAAAACACAAATTACTCTCGACAGATGCGGCGTCGAATTATGTGGTATTTTAAAAAATATTATTGCAATTGGAGTTGGATTTTTGGGAAATAAACCAAATAGTGTTGCATTATTAATTAGAAAGGGTTTAAATGAAATGTATAAATTATCTTTAAAACTTCGTAATAATGTGTCAAAACACACATTTTATGAGTCATCGTGTGGAATTGGTGATTTGTATTTGACTTGCGTATTTGGTCGAGGAAAAATTTTGGCAAAACATTATTCTGAAAGTAATATTATTGATTCAAGTAATTGGGAAAAACTTGAAGAAACTATATTATGTGGAATGAAAATTCCGGATCATCATAATGTAAAAATAATTGGTAAATTAATTGAAAAAAATTGCTGGACATATGAATTTCCTATTTTTTATAATATATATAAAATTTCTTGGACTAATGATTCTGAAAAATCACTGATATACTTAAAGCGAAATTTATAATAATTATTGATAGTAGTAAAAATGCCACAGTTACTAGTGGATGAATATATTGAATTAACAAATGAATATAGAAAGAAATACGGAGAAAAAACAATTATTTGGATGCAAACGGGTAGTTTTTACGAAGTTTATGCTTGGAATGAAGAAGACGAACAAATAAAAGTTAGTCAAAATATATTACAAATTCGTATTACAACAAAAAAAAGTGGAAACAACAAATCATGTCTTATGGCAGGTTTTCCTGATCATTCTTATAAAAGATTTGAAAAAAGATTATTAAAAGAGAATTATACAATTGTTTATGTTGATCAAATTAAGAAAGATCCAATTGAACGTGGTGTTACAAAAATTAGTTCTCCTGGATGTGTATTTGATAGTGACGATGATTCGAAAGAATCGATTTTAATGTCTGTTTTAATAGAAATTGAAGACAATGATTTTTATGGTTATTATACAATTTATGATTCAAATATTGGTGAAATCCGTATGTTATCGATTAAAAATGAAGAAAACCAAACAATTGATCATATTTTCGATAATATTGGTGATATAATTAGTGAAAATAGAGTTAATGAAGTATTATTGAATATTGTTTCAGAACAATATATTAAGCTACCTGAAACAAATTCGAAAATACTTTTTCATTACAATAAAATTGATAAAATTGATGAATTATTAAAACCATTACTGCAAAATGATATTTTAAGTAAATATTTTAAAAAATATTTAAGTATTTATGAAAATGTGATTGATTCATTGGAATTAAGCAAATGTTTGCCGCAGGAAATAGTAAATTTAATATATATGTTGGATTTTTTGAAAGATCATGAGCCAATTTTTGTAAAAAATTTACAAAGACCAATTGTTGATGGTCCAAATCAAATTAAATATATGGAATTTTATAATCATGCTTTACAAAAACTGCAAGTAATATCAAATGAAGGTAATGACTTAATTAAATTTATTGATAAAACATTAACATATGGTGGTTCTAAAAAGTTAAAATATTTGTTAAAAAATCCTTCTAATAACATAGAGGAACTGAAAAAACGTTACAAATCTGTTGATTTATTTGTGAATAATAGACAATTGCTAAATGAAACAAAAACATATTTAAAAATTTGTGATTTACATAGATTTTATAGACGTTTTGCGATTGGTAAAATAAATGTTTATAATGATATCCCTAGGATAGTTAATATCAATGAAAATATTAATATATTGATAAATATTTTTAAAAATGTTGATAATTCTATTTATTGGTTACCTAATGACAAAATAATTCAAAATTTTAAAGATTATTGTGGTGATTTGATTTATACATTTTGTATTGATAATTGCAAATCTTCTGGTAATGTTTTTAACAAAGATATAGTTCCTGAGCTTGATGATTTGTATTTAAAATCTGAATCTTTAAATCAGGAACTTGAGTCGATTAGAACATATTTATGTGATTTGATTAATGAACCAATATATTTGAAGAACACTGACAAAGATGGTTTCTTTTTTGAAACTACAAAAAAAAGAGGGACTAAAATTGCAAAACAGTTAAAAGAAAACAACAAATTTGATTTAGAAATTTCTAATAGTACTTCTGTATCAAAAATCAGTAGTGATGGAGTTAAGAAAATTAGTGTACAACTTTGTGATTTACAAACAAAAATTATTGATTTAACACAAAAAAAAGTATCTGAAAAGGTTCTTTTTTATTATGATACATATTTTGAGTCAAGTATTGCAACTATAATTGAATCAATGGCATGGCTTGATGTTTATTATTCTTATTCTAAATCAGCTATTGAATGGAATTATGTAAAACCCAATTTGGTTGAATGTGAAAATAGTTATATAGATGCAAAACAGCTTCGTCATCCTATAATTGAACAGTTATTGAGTATCGAGAAGCAAGCATTTATACCAAATGATATTCGTATTGGATTTAAGGAAAGCTATTTATTATATGGAGTAAATTCTGTTGGTAAATCATCTTTGTTGAAAAGTGTTGGATTATCTGTTATAATGGCTCAATCAGGAATGTTTGTACCTGCTTCAGATTATAAATTATGTCCTTATGATAAATTAATAGTTCGTATTGGTAACACTGATAATTTGTTTGAAGCACATAGTTCATTTATATGTGAAATAAGAGAAGCAAATCAATGTGTTTCTAATACAAATAATCGTTCATTAGTATTAGCAGATGAATTTTGTGCATCAACCGAGAGAGAATCTGCTACTCAAATTGTAACATCAATGTTATTGTGGTTAAATGAAAAAAAATCTAGTTTTATTTTTGCAACACACTTATTTGAATTAATTGAAGCTCCGATTGTAAATGTAAAAATATGTCATTTGAAAGTGAGAATTGAATCAGATAGTCTTGTATTTGATAGAAAATTAACATCTGGTCCACCAACAGAAAGAAATTATGGTATATTAGTTGCTAAAAAAATTTTCAAGAATAATAAATTTTTGAAGATGATGGATCGTTGTCAAACAAAAACATCAACACGTACAGATATCAATAGATCTAGATATAATAGAAGTGTATTATTATCAGAATGTGCAATTTGTGCTTATTCACCTACAAATGAAATGTCATTACCTTTAGACACACATCACATAAATATGCAATGTATGGCTAATAGTGATGGATTTATTGGTAATTATCATAAAGATATCGTGTCAAATTTAGTAGTATTGTGTAAAAAATGTCATATTATGGCTCATAATGGCAAGTTGAATATTAAATGTTGGGAACAAAGAGATTGTGGGAATGTATTAAATTATGAAATAAAGTAATTTGAAATTTTTAAGTTGTACAATAATAAGAGTAATGGCATCTAGAAGAGATGTAGGTAATAGTATTGATATACGAAAAGTTATTGAAATTGCTCAGGGAGAAGAGCCCGATTTTAAACCAGGTAGACATCAAAATCATCATGCATATAATATAAGTAGAATAAAGGGAAATAATTATTTGAGATATAGGGAAAGTAATACAGTAAATGAACAAATTGAAATGCCTCTATATCTTACCAGTTCTAAGGCAATAGGTAACGATGACTATATTATACAAAATGGTGAATGGGAATCTGCATATAACTATGATTCGAGTGGTAATGTCATAGAAGATTCAACATTTGTGAGTTATTATAATAATAATTCAGTCAAAGGTGATTGGATACAGTTAAATAATTATCATTTATCTGATAAAACAGATAATAATTTAATTGGATATGGAATGAAAATAAAGTGTAGCTGTCGAAGAAAACCAAATAATATAACATTATTGGGTTCTTTTGAAAATGATTTTGGGGCAGACAATTCAAATGCAGTGTTGATTAATAATTCACAACTGGAATATAGAAATTCCGTTGCGATTATTGATATGAATTATAATAATACTTTATTCAATTATTATAGACTAGTAATAAATGATATTTCAAATCCGGAAGTCTTAAGTTCTGGGGCGCCGGTTACAATTTCAGAAATTTCTTTCTTTACATTTATTGAAAGTTCTAGTTCTTTTTCAGAAGATTATGCATCTAAATCATTGAAAGAAAACAATAAATTTTGGAAAAATTTTACAGATGATGAAAATTTAATAGCATCATATGATATTAATGGTAATGCCAATTATGAATTTAAAAGTTATTATAAGGATGGTGGGACTATAAATGGCGAATGGATTCAATTTAATAATTATGATAGATCTTCAAACATTGATGCTGATTTATTAGGAAATTATATTAGAATCAATTCGAATAGTGATCGACCAAAACCACAAACAATTGTTTTATTAGGTTCTGATGTTAATGATTTTGATACAGATGATTCAAATGCGGTAATGATTAATGAGGTGGTAGATCTAAGCTATACAAATGGTTTGGGTGTGCCAAATATTAATATGCAACAGTCCGATCAAGATAATAAAATATATGAATATTATAGATTAGTTATAGCAAAACAAACATCATCTATTTGGTTATCTATGAGAATTGATGATATTGAATTTACTAATTTTTCGGAACCAGAACCAGAGCCAGAGCCAGAAGATGATCCTGCTCCAGAACCAGAGCCTGAACCGGAACCAGAGCCGCAACCAGAGCCACAACCAGAACCGGAACCACAACCAGAGCCAGAACCAGAACCAGAGCCACAACCCGAACCTGAACCGCAACCAGAACCAGAACCAGAACCAGAACCGCAACCAGAACCAGAGCCAGAACCCGAGCCACAACCAGAGCCAGAACCCGAACCTGAACCTGAGCCTCAACCAGAACCACCAATTGGAGATTTAACATTGCATGTTGATTATGATACAAACAATATGGAAATTGAGAATACTACTGATACATCAATTGTGTTAGAATATTTATATTTCAGATCCAGTTATCAAAATTTAAATATTTATCATTCAAGCAGCTTCAACCAACAAGAATATGCATCCGACAAAAAATATATATCTGATACTGATATTGAAACTGAATTACAAGTAGATAATGAATTCATATTAACTAGAGTCGTAACTGGATCTTTAGTTGATAAAAACGATAATGCAATGGATGATCCGAGACAACCTGGTAATTATTATGTTGAAAAATCAGATCCAGGACATTTACCTACAAATAATTGGACAAAAACATTATTAATTGAGAGTTTTGTCGGCGGAAGTTCGCTTGGACCAGGAGCCCGAACCTCATTTGGTTTATTTGCACCAGACTCTCAAAATAATACTGTGATTCAATTTTATGCGAAAACGAATACTTCCAGTGATAATAATGTATTATATGTACATGATTTAGGTGCCAACGACGAGCCAACGGGCGACGTGGTACCACTTCAAGAATTCTATGTTAATTTAATAGGTGATCAACCGGAACCAGAACCTGAACCAGAATCAGATTATTTTAATGAAAGTAATGCATCTTTCGGTATAAGATTCAAAAATGGTAATTTACAAATAAGAAGAAATGATTTAATTACTGGTACAAATCCTATATATTTATACAAAATTTCAGGAATTAAATTAGCAAATAGCAATAAAAATATTGGTACTTTATTAAATAGTTTGGTAGCCGCAAATTATGTCGATGAATTGGAAACAGATAACGAAATACATTATCAGCCAACGCTATCAACAGCATCTGAAAGTGTGAATTTATTCGAAATAACAAATATTTGGCAAAATATTACTGACGGTGGTGATAATGAACATTTGTATTTATCCGATCCACATCCTTTTGGTAAAAATGGAAGAGAAGTTGGCGAACCAGTAACTGTTGGTTACGTAACTGAAAATAGTATAACTGCAGATATACTTTACACTGCATATACAGATTGGGTTTTAGAAGATGTTTCTGGTACAACATATGAAACTCTTCTACAAAATGCAAATCCAAACCATAAATATGATGTATGGGTTGATTCAGGTTTTGCGCCATCAGAATCAGCATATTCTATTGCAGCACTGAATTCATTTAAATCTGTAGTAAAATCAGGTGTTTCTAATTCACAAATGATAAATCTAGGATATAATTCTAATTCTATATCTGAATTCACAAATGACAAATATAATTTTACATATTTCATACAAAATGTAAGTGTAGAAACATGGAACAACAGCTCAGACATACACCTATTCCTACAGTGGTATAATTCATCATCAAACGAACAATCAAATTATAGTCCATATAATGAAGCTGAAAATCGTAGACCTAGACAAGTTACTTCTGGTAATGTTCAAGGTAATTATTCATTTACCATTTTTTCGAAAGATATTAGTGTAACACAGTGGATATGGGGTTACGTTGACTATAATAGTATACCATTTGTATCATATAGTCCAGATTTCGTTCCATTTTACAAATGGTATACAGCCGCACCAGGTTCACAAGATTCTATATCCTATAGTCCATATTTTGAATATTATTTGTATCCAGAACCAGAGCCTGAACCTGAATTAGGACCAGAGCCAGAACCAGAACCAGAACCAGAACCAGAACCACAACCAGAACCAGAACCTGAGCCACAACCAGAACCTGAACCAGAACCGGAACCAGAACCAGAACCAGAACCAGAACCAGAACCAGAACCACAACCTGAGCCACCAGTGACAACGAAAGTACATTTAAAAACAATGTATTTCAGTGCAAATACGACCTATGATGAACTTCGTGTCAACACTTATCATCCAGCATCTGGGCACAAAAATGGGTATTTGGAAACAAATAATGCGATCGATGATTTTAATAGCCTTACTGGTGACTGGAGCGATATAATCAATGCAGTGACGCCAGACGGCGAGCCTACGCAATTTCTTTCACCTAACCCACCGCTTCAAGATGATCAAAAATGGTGGCAACATCATCAATTATCAATGCCTGATGGACACACATTAATAATATTAGAAAGTGAAGGTGTAGATCAAGATAATCTAGGTACTAATATTACTCAACTTAGGATTGACGTAACTGGAATTGGAAGATATTATTATCTAAAAGTATCCGACACCGATGATCCCTGGAATTCAGAGCAATATAGTACAGGAGACAACGATGGCGAATGGCCAGAATTTGATGATGGTAGTGGCAATAGTTATATTACATTGAATAAATTACAATATGGACCTTTAATTGATGCATCCGGTAATTTAAAAGCGACTGGCAGCAGCGGCGCTGGTGAGTTACAGTGGTATCAATCACAATTTTGGACAAGAAATTTAGATGAAAGTAAATCTATTGGTAATGAATCGAGACAAAATCGACATTCTACGCAGCAATTTGGTAATGAGTATACATTTCCTCGTAAATGGGATTTAACTTGTATTGATCAAATTAATTTTTCAAAAATTACTTATACTGATGTCGGCCTGCTGGACGAAATCGAATACTACGGTTCATCTTTAATTAGTAATACTACTAAATCAGAAACACCGGGAACATCACTCATCAACTATGATAGCAGTGGCATGAATCATAAAGTATTATTATGTCTTCCTGGTAATGTAAAGATTCTTATGCCAAATGAACTTGATTCCGAAGCGCAAAAGCTGTACGACGCGACGGTACCGTCTCAACTGCAAATTTATGAAATGAATCAGGACGGCTTGAACATTTCAAGCCAAATACAATACTCAGAAATTATTATCACAGATACTTCTGGAAATACTGTACGTGTATCAGAATCGGCATTTGATTAGCATCAATCATAATCTGAACCTAATTAGTACTAAAAATTAAATTTTTATATATTTCAATATTATATATGAAAGGTTCTTATACATTAGCTATTGTTGTTTGTTTTATAATTATTTTAATTGTACGTTCTGTTTATAAATCAATTAGTGATAAAAACACTAAAATAAAATGGCCTCCACATGTATCTAAATGTCCAGATTATTGGGTTCTTAAAAAAGATAATGCATCGGAATGTAAACCTATGACATCAGATGATACTACAAAAATAAATAGTTTTAATGGCTCAAATACATCTGTTCCTGCTTATACTGGTTCAAATCTAGATGAATTTAGAGAAACAGTAATGTTAGACCGCAGTTTTAATCATTGGGATGGTATTTCAAATATTGATAATAAAAATTAAATATTGTAAATTTAAAAATGTTAAATGTCAAAAAAATGAAGTCGATTTTGTTATTGTAGAATTATACAAAATAAGATAAAATGGCTCAACTACTTGGTGGAAAAGACAATGTGCGATTTGCGAATGAAATTGATGTATCTAAAATTAAATATTCTGAAATGAAGGCTTTTGGTGATCATGCTAAAATTATGTATTTGTTAAATGAAGATAATCACCCTATTTATATTCAGACTCCTAAGATGCGTTGTCCTTATGGACTAGGTCGGTTTGATGATGGTGAAAGAACGAAATATACACTAGATTTGTCTTTTGGAACTAAGAACACTAAACACATTAACCAACTTAAAGAACTATTGGAAAACATTGATAATAAAATTCTAGACGACAGTGTATCAAATTCTCAAGCATGGTTCAAGAAAAAGAAGCAAAGCAAAGATGTAAGTCAGGCTTTATTTTCACATTCTGTAAAAGTAGCAACCGAAGATGGAGAACCAACGGATAAGTATCCACCAACATTTAAGCTAAAGATTTCTAAAAACAAGGATGAAAGTTTTAGGGTCGGTTGCTATGACAGTGAGCCGCCGCATTCTAAGCTAGAATCAGATTTGCCATATTTGTTGCAAAAAGGTAAGATGGTTCAAGCAATTGTGAAGCTTTCCGGTGTTTGGTTTGCTGGTGGAAAGTTTGGAGTAATTTGGGAATTATTTCAAATTTGTGTATCTCCAAACACACAGATTTCTGAATATAGTTTCAAAGATGAATCGGATGATGAACCTGAAACTTCTGAATCAAACACTGTTGAAGATCCAAATGAATTTGTACCAGATTCTGAAGATGATCTCTAGTAATTAAATAGATGTATTTGTTACAATAGTTGCTATATAATTTGAAATATATTCATCACTATATACAACTAAAAATTATAGGTGGTAACAGTCCACTTATTGTTTTTTTTGTTTAATTTTTTATTTCTTTGATTTGCGCTTATTAGATTTTTTTGTTTTCTTATATTTATATTTTCGGCGGACGGATCCTCCGGTGAAAAGAGACCCAAACTGATTATCTGGTAATGATGAACCTGGTAATACATCATCAGCAAGTTGTACATTTTGCACAACTTCAGTGGAAGAAGCGGGACCAGCTGGAGAACCTTGTACAACATCAGTCGCCGGGCCAGGTCCAGCAGGAGATAATGGTAATGTTCTATTTGCACATTCTTTATCTTTTTTTGAAGATAATTCTGATCTTTTTGATTTGTATTGGTCAACAATAGCACTTATTTTATCAACACTTTCCATTGCAGATGCAAGTTTTTCTTCGTTATCTTTTGAAACAAAATCAGTTTTTAAAGAATCTATTGCAGCTGACAAATCCGCGAAGTTAGAATCATCGGCGGGAACAGTTTTCATGACACATTCTAATAGTTGTTCTACTAATGCAACCCATTCATCAGACTCAGTTTGATATGTTTGTACTAAATCAGTGTATGCATTTGCAACTTTTTCACAACCATCAACAAAAGTCAATATTGAATTTGAGTTAAGTTCTTCTCCCTTAGCTTTAACATTTTCTGTGGCAGTATTTATTTTTTCTTGAACCTGATCAGCATTCATTATAATAATATAACACAATATTTAAAACGTCCATCTATATCTTTTGTACGATAGAAACAGTGTTAATATACATATTGTTATAAGCATTCTATAATTTGAATTGTATCCAGATAACACTTGTGATTCAAAATTTTCTACGGATTTTACAACAGGTGGTAATGTTACATCAGATACACATGCTTTCAAATCACGTTTATACATTTTTCCGCCTGGATTCAATTGAACAACACTAATGTTTTGCATTGAACATTTATCATTTACAAATTCGCCGGATCCATTCATGTTAGAAAGTATTCCAATCGGTTCAAAAGATGTGGTTATATCATTTATAATACTAGGAATTAATCCTTTGTTACCTTTTTGTTTAAATGGTAAATTATTTACTAAAATATGACGTGATTTGCCTTCACATTCGGGACTACTTCCTTCACCACACGTTCCACTTTCATAATATCCAGTATTTCCAACAGATAAATCTTTTTTCCTTTTATTTGTCGGACAATCTTCTTCACCTGTTATTAGAATTCCAGCCGTTCTTGTTAAATTGTCTTCAATTGTATAAGCTGTGCTAAACATGCTACTTTTTTTTCTGTATTTGTGCATTTGTGGAATTTTTTCTAGATAGTTATATTCAGGATCCATTAATAATTATAATATGTATTTTACCAAATTATTTTATAATAGAACATATAATGTTTAGAACACTTGCTTTAGCTTTACTACTTATTGGTATTGTATTTATTACAATAGGATATACTAAAATGTCATTTAGTTGCCCACCTCCACGGATCGAATACCGTTATATACCTCGCAAAATATACGAAGAACAACTTTATGATAATGATATATCCGGTAAATTTTCAAAAATGTTTGAAAAAGTTGATCCTAAATTTGGAAGAGAGGAAAATTTATAACAAAAATTTATTATTGTAAAAGATATCTTTCATTTTTTATTTAATCAATTGCTCTGAAATTAATACAAATATGGAACACTGGAATTCAAAAGCATTAATATGCCATATTATGACCTTCAGTTAGATGTAATATGTATAGGTCTAACTTCTAACAATAATGACGCATAAAATATGGTCCATATTCACTAATCGTACCAATCGTCTGGGTAGTGATCACTATAACCATCCATCCCGGAATTCTCCCAAGCCGAGGTCGACGCGGAGGTTTTTGAACTGGTATTCCAGTTACTTAGATCCCGATTAAACGAACTGGCGCCGCGGAAAAAGTCGTGAAATGTCGTAACACTAGAAACATTCCAGGCACTAATGTCTTGGTTGAAGGCTTCGGCTTCTAAGAACATCCCCCCCGCGATCGTTACCTTTCCCATATCCCAAGTAGTTATGTCTTCGTTGAACAATGTGGCATTTCTGAACATAGCATACATATCCGTCACTTTAGAAACATCCCAAGTATCAAGGTTTGTGTCAAACGAATCGGCGTGATAGAACATATATCTCATTTTTGTTACGCTGGAAACATTCCAACTATTAATGTCTGCGTTAAACGAATCTGCGCCGTAGAACATGGAGTCCATATCCGTGACTTTGGATACATTCCAACTATTAAGAGGTTGGTTGAACACGAGGCAATCCCTAAACATAGCTTCCATGTCCGTGACGCGGGATACATTCCAACTATTAAGAGGTTGGTTAAATTTCTCCGCACCCAAGAAAATTTTTTCTAGGCTCGTGACACTGGATACATTCCAGGCACTAATGTCTCGGTTGAAGCCCGTGGCTAAGTAGAACATGGAGTCCATAATCCAGACTTTGGATACATCCCAACCACCGATGTCTATGTTGAAGTCTTCAGCGTAGTAGAACATACGATACATGTTTGTGACTTTGGATACATCCCAATTACTTATGTCTATGTTAAATTCTTGAGAGTAGCGGAACATACCCATCATATCGGTCACTTGAGATACATTCCAATTTGAAATATCTTCGTTAAAAGATACATATTCGAAGAGTTCTTTCATATCAGTAACGTATCTTGTATCCCAATTCTGAATTTGTCCATAGCGAGCGATTGTTATATCAGTATTCCTGCTTGTAACCGCGGCATCTATATTAGATGAAGTTAAAACGTCATAACCATTTATTGCAAAGTACCCCTGCTCGCCGCCTTCGACGAAGTCCACCCATTTATTATTCACCGTCCAATCTAAAGATACTAAAGGCCATCTAGATATATCTTGAGCGAAGGCATGGGCTCTCAGGAACATATACGAAATATTAGTGACATTGCCTACATCCCAACCACCAATGTCTTGGTTGAACGACGATGCGTCGGCGAACATTTTGGACATGTCCCTGACGTTTCGGACCTGCCAACCACCGATGTCCCGGTTGAATGACACGGCTTCCTCGAACATTTCATCCATTTCCTTGACGTTGTGGACCACCCAACCACCGATGTCTTGGTTGAAGGACCTTGCGTTAGAAAACATATGGTCCATATCCGTCACACTGGATACATCCCAACCACCAATTTCTTGGTTGAACAATGTGACATTTTTGAACATATAATTCATATTATCGACACTGGAAACATTCCAACTATTTAGAGGTTGGTTGAACAACCCGGCGTTACGGAACATGGCTTCCATATTCGTCACACTGGATACATCCCAACCACCAATGTCTTGGTTGAACGCCTCGGCGTAGTAGAACATTTCGTTCATCGTCTCGACACCGGAAACATTCCAACTATTAAGAGGTTGGTTGAACGCCTCGGCGTAGTAGAACATTTCGTGCATCTCCTCGACACCGGAAACATTCCAACTATTAAGAGGTTGGTTGAACGACTCCGCTTCGTAGAACATTGAATACATATCCTTGACGCTGGAAACATCCCAATTTGAAATATCTTGATTAAACACTTCGCATTCTTCAAACGCGTATGTCATGTCTGTGACACTAGAAACATTCCATAAACTAATATCTTCGTTAAACTCGTCCGCGTCGTCCAAATTATAAAACAGACAATAAAAAGTTGTGACTTTACTTACATCCCAAGTGGAAATATGTCCGTAGCCATATACATCTGAATTTTCATAATCATCTTTGTCCTGACTTGTATCTATCCATTCCTGAATAGCATCTAATAATTCTCCTTCTCCATCCGAGTCCACAGCGTCGGCTTCGAAGGCGTGGCCCAGCTCAACGTACGAACTTTGATATGAAATGTTTGTATAAATTCTATTATTTGGACCAATAGCACTGGCACCCGTATCAAGGTAACCAACTGTATTATCAACACCGTTACCACTAGTAATAGTATTGTTCACAGTTGTAAAAATATGAATACCCGATGGATTGTTAATACCATTTTTATAAGTTATTTTTACTTTTCTT